AAGACCTATCCAAGATCTTCTGATCCTGTCAGTGGTAAGTGGTTACCTATTACAGGCATTACAACCACCTCTTTTGCTGTAAATGTAGGTAAGTCACCTATAGCACCTTATGGCATCTCCTCGGCGATTTACGACCCCACTGCTGGTATTGTAACAGCTACGATTGGTGACCATAGTTTCATGACTGGTCAATCTATCCAAATTTCACCTGAATCGATGTCATTTAGGTGTGGTTTTGATACTTACCAGAGTGTGCATAATTATCCAAGATCGAGCGATCCTGGATTTACAACTGCGGTCTCTATCGCTTCTACTACCGCAAATTCAATTGCTTTCCAAGTTTTAGCGTCAACACCGTCTACAAATATTTCAACTCATCATTATGTACCGCATGAAGGGTTAACTGCTGAAACTGGTACGCAGTATGATGGTGCTGCAGGTATCATGACAGTTAGATCTGCTAATCACGGTCTTACCAATGGTGATTGGGTTCTATTCGATACTGGTGCAGTTTCCTTTACATGTGCTAAGGATGAGCACAGCACGACTCATGCATACCCTAGAGAAACAGATCCTTACAGTGGTAAGTGGATCAGGGTATCTAATGTAACTACTAATACCTTTAGGGTTAATAGTATGAGTTCTCCTGATACTTCAGATCATATATTTGCTTCTGGTGTAACTGGTGCTATTAAGAGATCACAGATTCATGGTGGTGGTGCTTACGGGCATACCTTCCAGGCTGCTGGTGTTGGTAGTATGGATCAGAAGCGTGATAGAGCATTTGATCAACCAATTGGTATTCACTCAGTAGGATCTACTGGTGTTACCCCAACAGACGCTGTATATGATCCTGTAGCAGGTATTATGACAGTTACCGTTGCTGGTCATGGATTCATGAACAGTGATAGGGTTAAGTTTGATACTGGAGCGATATCACTGAAATGTTCTAGAGATGCATATCGTCAACCACACGCATATCCTCGTGTATCAGATCCTATTCATGGTAAGTGGGTATCTATAGCAAGTACTACTGTTAATACATTTGCGGTAGATGTTGGTAAGACTGGTCCTAATGATCAATTTGCTCATGCATTCCATAGTGCTACCACAGGTGGTATTAAGAAACAGACTGGATATATTACTCTTCAAGTCGGTGTTTCAACTGACACAACTGAGCATCGTTATGACATCATGGGTGGTCATCAGGCATCTAATGCTGTGACTGCTGGTGGTAATTACGCTCATACCTTTACTAGTGCTACTACTGGTGCGGTTCAGTATGGTGGTAGTTACGCTCATTCCTTTGTATCTGCTGCTTCTAGCGCAATATACATTGATTCTTGGTCTGGTGCTGCTCTAACTCCAACAAACGCAGTATACAATCCTGGTACAGGTGTTCTACAATTTACTGCTGTTAATCATGGATTAGTAAAACCTGAGAACTTTAAGTTAGCAGGTATCGGAGTTACATGTACATATGGATCTAAGACTTATCCTAGCGGTGTTCAGGGTTACTATTACACTGTAAGGTCAGTAGGAACTACTACATCCTTTACTACATTCGTTGGTGTATCTACTCTAACGCATCCTTATACAGGTGGTGGTACAGTAAGAGTTGGTTTAACAACTAACATTTACCCTGATTATGATCAGACATTAGATGTAACTGGTATAGTTTCTGCTAAGACCTTTAGATTGAATGCTGGTATAAGTACTATTCATCACTCTTATGCTTCTGGTGGTACTATTGCTCCTTGGCATGATCTAACATTTGGTTCTGGTTATAATCAGAATGTTGGAGTATTAGAAGTATGTGTTCATGACTATAATGGTATTGGAACAGATGCTCATGTAACCGCTACAGTTGGTGCTGGTGGTTCTCTAATATATGATGTAAGTGCTGCTGGTACTTTATACAGTGATACTACTTCATTAGATGTTGCTGATCCTAATGGATATAACTTAGCGATTACTGGAGCGTATAGAGAAGGACTTGGTGATACTTCAATTACTGGTGTGGGTGCATCCATTACAGTCGATGTCATTGGTTTATCTACAACCTTTGTTGGATATTCAACATCACCAGAGTTTGAATTAAATGAAGTTTATATTTGGAAGTTTACTAAATTTGGTTATGGATTCAAGAAAGGTGATAGATTTAATCTAGTTGGTTTATCTACTGATCCTGATGCTGGTGATCTATTTGAACCATTTGAAATATCAGTAACTAACATCTTTAATGATGATATTGCTTCATGGCAGTTTGGTAATATTGATTATATCGATAATATCAGACCTTATCAGGATGGTGCTAGATTAAGATATCCTCTATATTATCAAGATCAGTTAATCAGTTTTGAGATTGATAATAACGATCCTGATTCTAGAGAGATTGATCTTGCGCCTGTATTGATGATATTCGTTAATGGTATTCTTCAGGAACCAGGTGTACACTATAACTTTAGTGGTGGTACATCTGTAAGTTTCGAGACCGCACCTACAGTAGAGGATGATGTATTCATCTTCTTCTATCGTGGAACTGTTGGTAATGATAGTATACTATATGATGTTAATGAGATCATTAAAGTTGGTGATGACTTAGAACTCTTTAAGAGTGATGAACTAGAATTGAATAGGGTTCCTATTAATGCATCTAACTTTGCACAACAGGAAGAAAGAATTGTTGTTAACATTGCCAGCGCATCTGTTGTAGAAACTCCATTCTACCAAGGTTCTGGTGTTAATAATGATAACTATAAACCATTCAGGTGGAATAAGCAGAAACAGGATAAAGTATTTGGTGGTGGTATCGTATCTAAAGCAAGAGATACATTAGAGGCACAAATTGTTCCTACTGCTAATGTTCTTGCTTCTATTGGTTCAACTGATATTGAGTTATTCGTTGACCATACTGAAAGATTTAGAGATCTTGATGGTAACCTAACTGACGACTTTGGACTTTATGTCTATGGTGTTGGGGTAGGAACAACTGCTGCTGCTGGTGTTAACTGGGAGATTTGGAATGATATTGATTCTTTAAATGCAGATGTTCAAGGTTATGCTGGTGTTGTTACTGGTATTACAACATCTGCTGGTATAGGAACTGATCTTGGTATCGTATTCCAGTTAGATATGAATGCTTTAGTTAACTCTGAGAATTCATCATTTGTTCAGCAGTTTAAAGAAGGGTATCCATTCAAATTATATGGATCTGGTATCAATCCTGCTGCTGGAGTCATAACCAGTATTGATTCTCATGATAATGATCCAATTGGTATATCAACCTTTGATGTTGATAATATATACTATGCACATTCATTGTGGTGGGACGGAAGTGCTAGAACAGGTGTTATTACATGTAACATCCATTCTGGAACTGATGTTACAGGGTTAGTTGGTGTTGGATCAACTGCATTCCCTGCTGCACAATTTACATGGGGACGCTTTGGTTCAGCAGTTAGATCTGTAGGTTACCCAATAACAATTGCTCAGACTGGTAGGAACTACAATCCAGACTTAGACGAATGGCCTGTTGCCAAGCGTACTAATATTGGACTGCGTAATACTGGAGCACTTGGAAAAACATTATAAATACCAAAATAGTAAGACCTTTAATTAAGAAATTGCAATGGCAGCAATTATAACCGACCAGTTTAGGATAATAAACGCTAATAACTTCATGGAAGATGTTACTAGCGGTAATAACTCTTACTATGCTTTCCTAGGACTGGCGAATCCAACTTATGCTGGATTTGGAAGAACGGATACATGGAATAGTACTACACTACAACCTCCATCTCCCGTTGATAGTATTGAATATAACAATCATGTCTATGACACGATGTTATTTGGTAGGAAGGTCTTTCCTGGCGATGTTAGACGATTGGTCAAAAAGATTACCTGGACTAAAGGTACATCTTATGACATGTATCGTCATGATTATAATTCTGAAAATAGATCATTAGTTTCCAACTCTAGTAGACTTTATTCATCCAACTACTATGTGATGAATAGAGATTATAGGATTTATATTTGTATTAATAATGGTTCTGCTGGTATATCTACCATAGCAAGCGCATCTTTGGATGAACCAACATTTACTGATTTGGAACCATCTGCTGCTGGTGTAAGTGGTGATGGTTATCTTTGGAAGTATCTCTTTACAGTTCCTCCTGCGGATATTGTAAAGTTTGACTCTACCGAATATATTGCTGTTCCTAATGATTGGAGTACATCTACTGATAATGATGTTACTGTTGTGAGAAATAATGGTGATTCTGATACTAATAGTAATCAGATAAAAGTGGTGTCTATTGATGAATCTGGGACGGGATACAGTTTCTTATCAAGTCCTATTGAAGTTGATATTGTTGGTGATGGGTCTGGAGGTAAGGTTAGGATACTGACCAATACTAATGGACAGGTTATTTCTGCTCAAGTAACTAATGGAGGTAAAGGGTACAGTTATGGAAGGATTGATCTTTCTTCTATTAATGGTAATGCTACAAAGTTTGCTCGGTTAACCCCTGTTATTCCACCATCTAAAGGTCATGGATATGATCTTTATAAGGAATTGGGAACTGATAAAGTTCTAATCTATACAAGATTTGATGCATCATCTTATGATTTTGCGTCTGATACTAGATTTGCACAAGTTGGATTAATTAGAAACCCAAGTGCCATTGGCGCAGCAGGTACTAATTATCTACAAACTTCAGAGTTCTCTTCTCTTAAAGCATTTAAATTTACAGGAGATACTTCACAGGTACTTGGGGTTGGCACAGCGATTACCCAAAATATCTCTGGAGTTGGTACAGCGAGAGGGTATGTTGCCTCGTATGATATTGATACGAAGGTGATTAAGTACTTCCAAGATAAGAGTCTTGTTATGAATCAGTCAACATTTGATCAGACTGATAGCGTGGATGTAGCAAGTCAAGCACCAGTGTTAACTTTCCAGTCAACTGCTGACGCAGTTACTAGTACTGCATTCAGTGTCAATGTGGATCAGACATTTAGTGGTATCTCAACAACGACTCCTTCTGGTAAGGTTGTAGACCTTGGTGTACAATTTACTAATGGGGTTGCTAGTGAAGAGATAAATAAACGCAGTGGAGAAATAATTTACCTTGATAATAGACCTGCTATTACAAGGAACTTGAGACAAAAAGAAGACATTAAAATCGTATTAGAATTCTAAACCGATGCCACAACAGACAAATCTGAACATAAGTCCCTATTACGACGACTTTGAAAGATCAGACAATTACCATAGAGTTCTGTTTAAACCAGGATTCCCTGTTCAGGCTCGTGAACTTACGACTCTGCAATCTATTATGCAGAATCAGATTGAGCAATTTGGTAGTCATATATTTAAAGAAGGATCTGTAGTAGTACCTGGTGGTGTAACTTTTGACGAACAATATTTTGCAGTAAAGTTAGATGCGACTCATTTAGGAACTGATGTTGAAGTTTATATTAAAGAACTTATAGGTAAGAGGATTAAAGGCGAAACATCTCAGATTACAGCGAGAGTAGTAAATTATCTTGCAGCGTCAGATTCAGATGAAGGTGTCCCAACAGTATATGTAAAATATCAGCAATGTGGTCCTAGTGGAGATTTCTCATTCTTCCAAGATTCTGAGTTGCTATTATTAGAAGATCCAGTTACTTACGGAAATACAACTTTAAATACTGGTTCTACATTTGCTTCTACAATATCATTAGACTCTTGTATTACTGGATCTGCTGCAAGTGTTAGTGCTGGTGTATATTTTGTAAGGGGTTCTTTTGTAAGAGTTAATCAGCAGACAATTATTCTAGAGCAATATTCTAACGGACCATTTTTCAGGGTTGGATTGCAGGTAGTAGAAAAGGCAGTTAATGCTAAGGATGATCCAGATCTATATGATAACGCTAAGGGATTTTCAAACTATGCTGCACCAGGTGCAGATAGATTAAAGATAGATCTTGTCTTAACTAAGAAGTCATTGTATGACTTTAATGATACTGACTTCATCGAAGTCATGCGTATCAGGGCAGGTAGAGTAGAAAAACATGCTAATAAAGATACACAATATAATTTAATTAGAGAGTATATTGCTAAAAGAACACATGATGAATCTGGTGATTATACATTAGACCCATTCTTTATTGATGTTAAGAATAGTCTTAATGATAGAAGAGGAAATGATGGTATATACTATGCTAATGAGACTACTCAGGAAGGAAGTACCCCAAGTGATGATCTTGCGTGTATAAAGATCTCTCCAGGTAAGGCATATGTTAAGGGTTATGAGTGGAGTACATTAGGACAGACTATTGATGTATTAAAACCAAGAACAACTCCTGAAGATTTTGTTAGAGAAGCATTTTCCTTTAGGATGGGGAATTTTGTCAGAGTCAATAATGTTGCTGGTATTACTACATTTAGAAATACTGTTGATTTAAATGCAAAAACTTCATCTTCTGCTGTAACAAAGATTGGTGAAGCAAAGGTATATAATTTTGGTTTAGTAGATGATAGTTATAAAAATGCATCTACTGAGTTTGATCTTCATCTATTTGATGTTCAGACATATACAGTATTACATTTAAATGATAATGTAACTTCTAGTGAGGTTAATGTATCAGCATATCTTAAAGGAGATCAAACTGGTGCAACAGCATATGCTGTAGGTACTGGTTCTAGTAGCATTACAGTAACACAGACTTCTGGATTATTCCAACCAGGTGAGCAAATTATTGTTAATGGTAGAAAGCAGAATGTATCCAGAACTATTGAAAGGGTACAAACTTATAGTATGAATGATGTTTCCAGTTTTGCACAATCTGGTAATTCATTTACTGCTGATAAAAAGTTAAATGATAAGATTCCTTTTGGATTTACTGTTTCTGATAATGTAAAGATTACCACTGGTGGTGTAGTAACTGCGCCAGGTAGAACATTTGAAAGATTTAAACCTTATGATATTATTAGATATCAGTTACAAGGTTCTACTGTAGTAAGACAGAATATTGTATCAGTAGTTGCTAATGATGGCGGTTCTATGACCGTTGTTGCAGATGCTAATGTCAGTAACTTATATGATGGTGGTCTTCCAGGATCTACTTATGAAGGTCCAATCAAAATAGGTGTTCAAGATTTAGGTATTCAACCTAAGAGTGGTTTATTCTTACCTTTACCTAAGAAGAATATCTCTGATCTAGACTTTAGTGGATCTGAAATATACTTCTCTGAGCAAGTAACTGGAGAATCTACAGATGGTAATGGTGTTCTTGTAGTTCCTATTTCATCAGTAGGTATTGATGACTGCAGTTTTGTTGCATTTGACCAAGAAAGATATCAAGTACAGTACTCTAATAAGACTATTGCATCTATAGATCAATCTCAGGTAGAAATTACAGCAAGTACTTTAACTATTAATGGTTTAACATTCTCTCAGAGTAATGTTAAAGTTAATGTAACTGTTGCTAAGAGTAATATAAAGAATAAAGTTAAGAATTATCTTAAGAGTGAGTCTACTGATATCATATATTCTAATAATTCAGGATCAGGAAGCAATGGTTCATCTACTATCAATGATGGTTTAACTTCTAGTCAGTTATATGGTGTTAGAGTACAAGATGATAAGATCTGTCTAAATCATCCAGATGTTTCTGAAGTAGTTTCTATCTATGAATCATTAGATACTAATGCACCTATTTTAGATAAGTTAGTATTTACTTCTACTGATAGTATATTTACTGAAGCACTTGTTGGTGAAGATATTATTGGTGCTAATACAAACTCTGTTGCAAGAGTTGTATCAATAGATGCTGGTAATAGTAGAATCGAAGTTGTATATAGAACACAAGATAAGTTTAATCTGTTAGAGACTCTAAATTTCCAAGAATCTAATGCTGTTGCAATACTTCAGGCATATATTCCTGGTAAGTATAAGGATGTAACTGATCTTTACCTATTAGATAAGGGTCAGAAAGAGCAATATTATGATTACTCTACAATTAATAGAATCAATAATGGTTATATCCCATCTAAGAGACTCTTAGTTATCTTTGATAGGTATGATGTACCATCTACAGATACTGGAGATGTATTTACAGTTAATAGTTATGATGCTGAAAGATATGAGGAACATATTCCTAGAATAGGTAAATCATTAACCAGAGCATCAGATACATTAGATTTCAGACCTAGAGTTGGTGAATATACTCCTGCCTCTGCTTCATTCTCACCTTTCTATATTGGTAGTAGAACTTTCCCTGATGCTCCTAGAAGAATATCCACACCTAATGAATCTTCTGAATTTGGATTCAAATATTATTTGGGAAGAATCGATAAGTTAATTTTAAAAACTAGTGGTGCATTAGTTATAGAAAAGGGTACACCTGCATCTAATCCAAGACCACCAGTAGATGATAGTCATGGTATGACTTTGGCAACTATTGTGATGCCACCATACTTATATAATATTGAAGATGCAAAGGTATTCTTAATCGATAACCGCCGATACACCATGCGTGATATTGGTAGAATCGAAGATAGGGTTCAGAATTTAGAAGAAATAACTTCTTTATCTCTATTAGAACAGAAAGTTTCAACCTTACAAGTTAAGGATGCTGATGGACTTGATAGATTTAAGAGTGGATTCTTTGCAGATTCATTTAAGTCAGCAGCTTTTGTTGATGA